GGCATCGGCATCGGTGCGGCATCCTGGCTGATTCGTTACTTTTGCAGCACGGAGAAGCGTTCACTTGGGTATATCGCCCGCCGTACCGCCACGGCCTCTTTGGCCGCCGTCCTGATCGGCGCCGCGTGCAAGGGGTACTTCAACAGCGAAGGCATGGCTTTTGGGGCGGCGGGTGCTGGGGCGTATGCTTCGCCAGAGATTCTTGATTGGGCGCTTGGCTGGCTGCGGGAACACGCGAACAAGGGTAAGTCGCCGTCTAAGGACTAAAAAGGCCGTAGGGAGGCAAGGAAGGGCCTTTAACACCCCTTGACGCGGCTGACTGGGGTGGCATACTGGAACCTATAACGGCTCCCCTCTCTACCGCAAGGCACGGGGGAGTCATCCTTTCGTACCCTCCGGCCCTCTCAACGATGGTTTCTCTCGGGGGGTCTTTTGTGCCTATCCAACAAAGTCGGAAAAACATTCTTGCCTAAATGAAAAAGGTGTTCCACATTGTCGGAGTAATCCAACCAACGATCCACATGACCACCACGACCAACGACATCACCTCGCGCATCACCATCAAGTCTTTCAAGACTGTTAAATGGATGAGCGAAGAAACCATCTGCTTCACCGCGTCCGTCCTCTTCGACGGCAAAGTGATCGGCGAAGCAAGCAACGAAGGCCACGGAGGTTGCACCTTCGTCCGCTTCATCGGAGACGCCCGCCACACTTGGGACGATCATTCTTCGCTCATCGCCGACCACGTGGACACGCTTGCAGACGCTGAAGTGAACAAGAAGGAAGTCGCCCGCATCGTCGCCAAGATTCGCCGTGATGGCATCAAGAAGGCTCACTACCTCAAGACGACCACCCAAAAGGGCTTCGTGTCCTGCTTCAAGAACATCACCGACCTTAACCGTGCCAAGGCCGTCGAGCAAGCCAAGGCCAGCCCCGAGTTCAAGACGATGGTCGCCGACATGACCGACGCCGAAATCACCGCTTGGTTCATCGTCTAATCTCCTTCACATGAAACTTCTGCTCGCGTTGTTGGCTGGCCTTGGGCTGGCTCTTTACATCCTGCTTTTGGCTGATGGCCCCAACTTGCTGGACATCATCAACCGTTTCTGAATTGAAACCCATCGCTTTCAAAGTTCGGGGGGGGGGCAACTACTCTGGCACAAAAGGCGGAGTAGTCCGGCCTAACGAAAAGGGCGGCGCAGGTTACCTCGGATACGAGGATAAGACCTTCACAATCGCTACTTCTCCCGATCAATGGATTTGCACAATGAAACCAATTATCTCACCGACAATCACCACTTGTAAAGGTAGTCGCGGCGGATGTTCCGATGAGGCCATTCAGGAACTAGTAGCCGTACACCTTGCCAGCCAATCTCCATCACCACAACCCAACCCAATGAATGAACCCGCACAACCCGCACCAGTCGGACGACCCATCCGTTACCTCTCCGTCTGCTCTGGCATGGAAGCCGCGTCCGTCGCCTGGCACCCCCTCGGCTGGACTCCAGTCGGCTTTTCCGAAATCGAACCCTTCCCATGTGCCATCCTCAACCGATTCCCCAACACACCTAATTATGGATCCCTCACCGAATACCAATCATGGCCCCTTGAACCCGGTTCAATCGACCTTCTGGTCGGAGGAACCCCTTGCCAGTCCTTCTCCGTCGCCGGACTACGCAAAGGACTCACCGATCCAAGGGGCAACCTCGCCCTCACCTTTCTTGGACTGGCTGACAAACTCAAGCCCCGCTGGATCGTCTGGGAAAACGTCCCCGGTGTCTTGTCTTCAAACGGAGGACGGGATTTTGGTTCCTTCGTCGGGGCGTTGGGGCAACTCGGCTATGGGTGGGCCATGCGAATCCTGGACGCTCAACACTTCGGAGTACCCCAACGTCGTCGTCGAGTCTTCGTTGTCGCGTGTCTTGGAGATTGGCGAGCTGCCGCAGAGGTACTATCTCTCCGCGAGGGCTTGCGCGGGTATTTTGAGACGGGCAACAAAAAGAGGAAAAGTATTACCGCCGATGCTGGAGAGGGCGTTGAGGCAAGCGGCTTGCCAAGAACCGTCGGAACCTTGTGCGCTGACACTCACCCCGGAGCATACTCAGGACAGGACGCCTACACTGGGCGACTAATCCCTCAACCTTATACTGCCTCCTCGTTCGCCCAATACGCCGAGGGCGTGGGTACGGTCAGGGCATCGGGCGGGGACTTGGGCGGGGGTAGCGAGACGCTGCTAACACAACCGCAACCCTACCGCAAATCAAAGCGGGCGTGTTCAGTCACCGATAATGAGACTTGGGTGCTGGCCGATAGCAGCAACACGCTGAACAACTTCGACCTTGGGGATACCCGGACGACCCATGCCGTCGTGCAGCCAAGCGTCTACGAAAATCATGCGCAAGACTCCCGCGTCACAGGTCCGCTTGATGTAGCCCCTACGGTCGCCGCCAAGTTCGGAACGGGCGGAGGCAACGTCCCTCTCGTCGGCGCTATGGCCGTCCGGCGTCTCACCCCAATCGAGTGCGAGCGTCTCCAAGGCTTCCCGGACAACTGGAGTCGCATCAGCTGGAAGGGCAAACCCGAAGACCAATGCCCCGACGGACCGCGCTACAAGGCTTGCGGCAATTCCATGGCCGTCCCGGTCATGCGCTGGATCGGCGAACGCATCGCCGGCGTTGAATCCACCCTTTCCCGATAATCCCATGCCATACACCAACACAACCAACGAAGTCGCCGTCGCCGGCCGACCTCCGCTTAAGACCACCCGACCCGTCACGCCGTTCTTGGCCCAGCGCCTTGCCCGTCATTACCCGCAGATCAGGACGCTCAACGAAGTCCACAAGTCGCAGCTCGACGCGGCCTCTGCCTTGGATGTTGAAGTCGGGACCCTGCGCTACTGGGTCAAGATTCTCGGCATCCCCTGGAACAACCTCAAGGCGTACAAGCCGCGCAAGAAAGCCACCCATGCCTAATCCACTAGCCCACCCCCCCGCCATGCTCACCGTCATCCGTCCGTCCGTCATGCCACGCCTCTGGTGGCTCTGCCCGTGGGCCTACGCCCGCACCCTGCACATGAGCGCCAACGCCGTGAAGGCTTACGCTGACCGACTCGACGACGTCCTGGACCTTCAGCGCCGCACCATCGCCAAGCAGGCCGCCGACATCAAACTGCTACAGGCCCGCGTCCGCGATCAGGACGACGCCATCATCAAGGGCACGGCCATCACCCCGGACGCTTATCCCCATGAGTAACTTCGCGCACCTCGAGGGGATGCGTAACCTCCTCGCTGAAATCTACGAGGTCAACGAGCGCATTATGACCGGGGACATCTGCTCGGCCAAGGCCGCCATCGCCTCGACCAACGTGAAGAAGATACTGACGCACTACCACGAAGCGCTGCACGAAGACGGCGCCGTCAAGGTATCGCTCCAGGCATACGTCGCGGCGGGTGGCTGGGTCGGTATCACCTACTCCTATGAGCTCGACGGCTTCGAGGTCGCCGGATCACAAGTTCCGAGACGCGTATGACTGAACCTGCCAAACGGTACTACAAAACATTGTCAGACAATATGCATTTGCAGTCCGAGAACGCCCGACTCAAGGCCGAGGTTGAGCGGCTGACCAAGGCCGGGGATTTAGTATTTTTATTTTTTGAAAAGAAAATCAATCCATCGCTTTATGCTGTTACCAAACGACGGTGGAACGCCGCCAAGGAGGGCGAGGGCCAGCCGTGAGCCGCCCCTTCTCCATCGTCGCCGTCTTTCTGCTCGGCTTCAATTCCGCTGCGGCATCCGACGCAACCTTCCTTGAGGCCGTGGCTCAAATCGAGTCCGGCATGGATCGCAAGGCCGTCGGCAAGTCCGGCGAGCGGGGGATGTATCAGCTGAAGAAGGCCAGTTGGGACGATGCCAACGCACTGCTCGAGTCCGAGAAGCACTTTCATTTTCAATGGTCGCAGTGGCGAGACGCCATGGCTCAGGACATGATTGCGGCGGCTCACCTCCGCATCCTCCGGCAGCGCTTCAAGGCTGACGGCTACTCGACCCCCACCCCCGAACAATTGGCCCTGGCTTGGAACCGCGGCTACGAAGGCGCCAAGTCGTGGAACTTCGCCCCCAACGACTACGCCCTACGCGTGGCCGCTCTTTTCCATTTGTCTACCAAGCAAGGTGCAACAAAGTGAGCGGATGCCCACGGAAGCCGAGTTCATCATTATCGCCATCGACCCAGGCGTGTCAGGCGGCATCGTGTGGAACGAAGGCGGCAAGACCCACGCAATCAAGATGCCAGAGACTGTCGATGAACTGATAGACTTGCTTCAAAGGTTTGCCATTAAATCCCGCCTTGTCGAGATGCACCTTGAATACCCGTCCAAGGGCGGCTGGGGCGAAGCGGCGGGAAGTGGCATCTCCAAGCTCTTTGAGCAGATCGGCGGCATCCGTTACGCTGGCCTTATGGTCGGATGGAAGGTCAACCTCGTCCCCCCGCAGCGCTGGCAAGCGGCTCACGCCATCAAGCGCGAGAAACTTGAGAAACGCACCGCTTGGAAAAACCGTTTGAAGACGCTCGCGGCCGACCTCTACAAAGACAACGCGGTGACACTCTACACGGCCGACGCGTTGCTGATCCATTCAGCGGCCGTCCGTGGCCTCCTCTTTTAACCCTCCCTTTCCCCTCCCATGACCAAGAAACTCCCCACCTCCACCGCCGAACGACCCGTCCTGCCTATCCCTGGCACCCGGTACGTTTTGCTCCCTGACAACCGCATCGCGTCGCTCCTCACCGCGACGAAGAAGTCCGGCAAGGATTACTTCGCCTTGTATATCGACAAGAAGCGCAAGGATTACAGCGCCGACGTCGTCATCGAGGCCACGATTGCCGGCAAGTCCCTTTCGTCCAATTCCTAACCCAACCCAACCCATGCCCAAAGATACCCCCAACACCGCCCGCGCTGACATCGTCGACTTCCTGAACGCCGTCGGCAACGTCCATGCCGATCGCGTGAACCCAGCTTTTAAGTCACGGTATGCGTCCTTGGCCGAAATCCTCGACACCGTCAAAGGGGTCGCCAAGGCGTTCAACCTGGCGGTCCATACCCCTCTCTCCTCGGCCGATGGGCTTGTCCGCGTCTCGACCATCTTTTTGCATAAGGACGGCACGACCCACGAAGCCGGCAACCTTGCCATCAAGTCCGACGGCCTGACCGCCCAGCAGCTCGGCGGCGCAATCACCTACATCCGCCGGCAATCCCTGCAAGCGGCTTGTGGCATTAGCGTGGACATGGACGACGATGGGGCTTCCGCGAGCCGCCAAGGCCCCGCCAAGGCGTCCGCACCCGTTGGCCCATGGTTCTCCTTCCTGACGGCTCTGGAGGCCGAGAGGGCGCACGAATACCTGACGAAGAAGGGTTGGCTGCCGGAGTCGGCTCAAGACTTGTCCGAACTGTCCCCGGATAAGGTCGAACTGATCGTTGGCAACAAGCCCGCCTTCCTCAAGGCCATCAAGTGAACCTCCTTCACATGAACCCAAACAACAACAGCCAAGAACAGAAGCGCGTTTATACGCAAAAGGAGATCGCGGAGGTGCTGAACCTCTGCGCCGAAACCGTGAGCAGGTGGACGACCGCAGGAATCATCCCCTGCCACCGTGTCGGCCGAATCGTTCGCTACGACCTGGCGGCCGTTTTGGCTGCAATTGAAAAGCCCGCCTTCCTCAAGGCCATCAAGTGAGCATCGAAGAATTACAGGAAGAGAACGCCCACCTCAAGGCCTTGATGGAGGAGCTGACGGCCTTCACCACCCGCACCATCATCCCCAATGAAATACTGCAAGCACAGGTCGAGCGGCTGACCAAGGCCGGGGATGCGATGGCTGAATGGTTTTTTGATTCTGACTTATTAGTTAAAAACTGGAACGCCGCCAAGGAGGGCAAGCAGCCGTGAACCTCCGCGACGCCAGGGGAAAGGCCAAGGCCGCCGCGTACGCCTCCGTCGAGCTGCGGATGAAGGCCAGCGCCATGGCTAAGGTTTTTGGCGTCAAGGCGAACTCCGTCTACCACGCCGCCCGCCGATGCGGCTTGACGCTCCCGACCGCCGCCAAAGGCCCCACCCGATGAGATACATCCCCGCCAAGGCCCCGTTGATTATGCAAGAGATGCTGGCGAAGATGCCGGTCCGTTGTTACGCCTTAATCCTCGTCATCGACGGCCGCGCCGAAAACCCCGAGTTCGTGGTATGGAGCGAAGATTCGTTTAATGAAGAACTCTGGAAGCTTCTCAAGAAAGGCATCCGCGCCGCCGGCAACCACATCGAGTTTTACGCCAGGCTTGGGACAAAAGACGCCATCTACCGTTTCACCCCTCCGGGCATCGCCGCATGAGGCCGCTTGCCAAGCAAGTCCCTCCGCCCGCCGGCATCGTCAAGCGCGCCGCCCAAGTCCCGCAGCCGTTCGCCTTGTTCCTGTACCTTGACGCCGTCCCCTATTGCGAGATTGCCGAACGCAACGCCAAGAACTTTAACTTGTCCTTTGCCGATTGGCGCAAGGCTACCCTCCCGTCCTTGGCCCGATCTGATGTCCGTTTCTTCCTGCGTGATAATACATTCGTATTAACCGAAGTCCGCCCCTAATTCTTCCCCCATGACGAACCGCGACGCTATCAGAAGGCACTTGTCTATTATTGACGACTCGCTTGGATCTCTCGAGTTTTACTGCGAAACCGAAATTGTCGGTGACGACACCCGGCACTTGCTCGACCACATCAAAGGCGCTCAACGCCAGCACGTCCGCACCGACGCCGAAGCCATCGAGGAGTCCTGGGACATCAAGCCGCTCTATGATCGCCTCAAGGCCATCCAGACTTCCCTCCGCGTCCTGCGCAACAGCCTCGACTTATCCGACAAGGCCATCGAGAAGGCCATGGAGTCTTGTAATTCCATCAGCGCCGAAGTCGAACAACCT